CCTGTGGTTGTATCAAAGTTGTACTGACGACCGATAGAGCCGGTAGATGCGGAACCATTAACTTGTGCCTCGTAAACGATTGCTGGGTCTGCAAAGATCCAGAATACGATTTGTGTGGCGGCGTCAAGGGTTGCCTTAGATGCAGACTTACCTACGGTGCGACGACCTTCAGCGGTTGTATACTCTACACCGTCAAATACGCCGTACACGGTGCCAGAGGCAGCGGTTTGGTTTGCAATGGTCAATTGACCCGAAGCGGTAAGGCTTACTGGTTGGTACTGGTAAAAAGTTTCGCCAGCACTCAAAGAGTAAGGAGCTGTAAATGTAGTACCAGTGACGAAAGTGTTGGTTCCAACGAATGGAACAGCACGATCAAGACCACTTGGATGATACACCGGCTTCAGACCAAAGGGTTTAAATGTTGTGGACATTTATAGTTTTCCTTTGTTAATTTTTGAAGAATGTTATGAGAAACGAATATTACTATTCGCCTTTGCGGCCTCTTTGTCCATTTCCAAAATTCCACCCTCAAGAATTGATCTACCGCCTTTACCTTCCTGAGCAGTGCTCCGGACGTTTGCGGTAATGTTACGCTGGTGCTCGAGGGGATCCTCAAGGTGCAGCATACGCATCACTTCCTGATAGATTTCTTCTGGTAATTTAAAGAGAACCATTTCGTTACAGCTAACACAGCCTTCAAACTTGCCCGAGCTCATTTTACCTAGCGATTCAAAGCCTTTTCCTAATTCGGCGGCTTTCACTGGCTCATAACCCAACGCCATGCGTTTGTCGATACTGTCATAATTATTTGTGGTGGATAACCAGCACAAATGGAATCCAGGAATTACTCCCCCTGGAAGGTCTGGCAACGCGCTATTTTGCCACTTATCTCTGAACGCCTCTGCACGTTCGCGCTTTGATTTTGCGTTTGGATCTTCCGATGCCATACGATCTTTTACTTCTTCGACTCGATCTATTAAACGATCTTCTAAGTCGCGTTTGATTCTTGTATTTGCCATGATAATTATCCTTTGTTAGCGCGATCATACGATGCGTATGCGCGGATCATTTTGTTTCGTTTTTCAACATCGTCCCACGAGCCAGCGTCTTTAATTGCCTGAACGCGCTCACGACTTAGCGTAATGGTTCCAGGCTTTGCGCTGGTTGTGTTTGCCACCCGGCTAGAGGCCGTTGGACCCGCTCTACGGGTTTGCTGGCCACCCTTTGAGGTGTAGCGGTGTGGCAGACGTGCCGATAAACGATTGTCTAACTCTTCCCAGTACTCGGAATCACTTGGATCCCAACCATCTGCTGCGAGTTCTTGATCAATTACCTTGGCGATTCTACTATCTGTATCTCGAGCCTGCGGATCGTACCAAGAGTTTTTCTTTAACCACTGAGTTGCATTTTGCTGTACTTCAGTGCTAATTTCGTTTGGTACGTTTTGCCTAGGGGCTTTTGCTTGCTCGAGCTGTTGTTTTTTGTAATACTGAGCTTGTTTCAAACGCTCTTTAGCGTCTGTCAATTGCTCTAAAAACTCAACTTGACCTGCTGCATCGCCAGATTGCGCGGCTTGCAACATTTTCATTTTTGCATACTCAACTCTGGTAGCCTCATCTTCGATGGACTTATCTAGTTGTGCAAACTGATATGATGCTGCTGCGTTTTCTACTTTGGCTAAACGTTCAGCCAACTCAGCGTTGCGGCGCTCAAGTGCGCTAATCTTGTTGCGTGCCGTTGCCTCGCGCTGCTTATTTAATTCTTTCTTTAGCCGGCGTTCTTCTCTGCGTGCCTCGCGAATCTTTTCGCGGTCTTCGTCTGTTTCCTCAGGATCAGAATCCACCTCACCACCTTCGGCAGCTTCTACGGGTTCATCTTCGTCCTGATCATTGTCTTCTGGTTCGTCTTTTTGTTTTTCTTCTTCTGGAAAATGATCAACATGCTCTTCCAGTTTGGCTAAAACAGAGCCATCATCTTGTTCCTTGATCGGAACGTCTTTTTCATTATCTGCCATAATTTTCTTTCAAAATTAGTCTACAAACGCTTTCATCTTCTGCGCATGGTCAAATGACTTGATGCGTGAGATGATTTCACGTGCCTGGATGGTAATAAACACCACGGGGGAGCCATCATCATCCGGATTAACAACGAAACGGTCACCGCCGTACTTGATGGTTCTAACCAAATCGCCTTCTTTACACCAGGGGCCTTCAATCCAAGGCTCTAAGGTATCTGGCGACTTATATGCTAGTGGGCCAATCTGGCGTACTTTAGCTACAGTCTCATTGAAACGTAACGTCTGTCGGGTTTCGTCAACTAAAATGATTCCGCCCTTACTTTTTGCCTTCTCCCGTCGTAACTGCACTAACACACGGTCTCCGGCCACTTCAATACCTGGATCAATGTCTGGAAAGCATTCCGCTTCCGAACGAAGATCTGGGTCTTCCTTTTGTGATATATCAAATGCCATGCGGCATCTCCTTTCTTGAATCTTACGATTCGTCTTCTTCGTCTTCCGTTAAAATCTCGTTAATAATATCCAACGTAATCTTAAATCCCTCGTGTCGGCCAACCAATCGCTGGTAGTCCTCAAACGAATTTACGTTAGTTCCCGCGGTAACGGATTCCGCTAGTGATTTTTGCTCAGCCTTTACACGACCGATAATTTCAGATAAAAAGTCCTTCATAATTTCACTAATGCAAGTATATGAAGGAATCCGCCCTAAAATTAATAAAAATTGCCGCCTTTAAGTTCATTAAGATTTTTGCCTGGACCGACTGGCTTACCATTTCTTAGTTTAGCTTGGGCTGCGCCCCGCTTCCAGTTGTTGTCGCGGTGGCTACCAGACGCGCCGGCGTCTAGGGTTTTGTCTTCTGGGCCGCCGCCGCTAGATAGTTGACCAGTCTCCTGGTATGTTTGACGGAAGCCTTTTAAATTTTCGGCCATGTTATGCTCCTGTGGTGGGTTTTGGTTGTAGTGCTGCCTGTACTGCCTGTTTTGTTACTTCTGCATCATTTAAAAATTTTTGCTTTTCAATCTCGATGCCGTGCTGACGAATATCTTTTTCGGCCTCGTTAATTGCCTGGATACCCAGCATTTCTTGCTCTTGCGCCATGGCAAGTTGATCCGCCGTTAAGTTGGCGTGGGCCTGCATAGCAGCAACTCTTTCACGTGATGCGTTGTTAATGCCGGCAAGTGCGATATTGGTAGAGTTTTTCTGGTTATCCAAATCGGTCTGTACCTCGTACTTACCTTGAAGTTCCAGGACCTTGCGTTGCAATTCAGCAATCTTAAGTTCGTAGTCTTGTTGTGATCTGGACTGCTCGATTTGCATTTTTGCTTGAGACTCAGCTTGTTTGCGCTGAGTTTCGGCCATTTGAGTCTTAAGAATAACCTGGGCGGTTGGATCAGCGACAGCTGCTTGTTGAAGCTGTGCTTCTTTGGCTTGTTGTACTTTTTGTGCTAACTGCTGTATTTGTTGTACAAATGGCTGCATAGTCATTTGCGAATCTTGCCCAACCATCTGTGAGGCCAAAGCCAACGCCTGTTGGGCTTCTAAGTCTAACGGCTTTTCTTGGTGTAGCTCTAACGTATCTCTTCCACCAGACGCCTGGGCCACGTACGCGCGCATAGATTGCAGGTAGTGCAGCGTTAAGTGTTGCTTAATGTGCTCCAACGCATTGGGCGCGAATGTTGGTCCAATCACTGGGTTGCCGCCATACGCAGGGTTCATCGCATACTCTAAATGGATTTTGATATGGCTGATGTGGTCTTGGTCTGGGTAGGCTGCGGCGGGACGTCCCATGGTCATGGCGACGTTCTCTAACGCAGGATTGGATTCTTTTGCACCTAATGGGTTTGGTAATATCTCATCAACGTTAGGCACCTTAAGCTGCAGTAATACCCTGCGGTACGCCGCACGAACGTCAAACATTCCAGGTGGCGCAGACGCAGCCATTTGAAGAATGGCCTGGTTCTGAGCTAAGCGTTGTGTCTCAGAGAAAATGTTGGGGTCAGATACTGGACGTACGTCGTTGTTGTACGCAAAGTCACGAACTTCAATTGCCTCGCCGGACTGGTTGTCCATATCAGACAGATACCAGTGATTGATACGAGAGATAATTGCCAGTGACTTAGCTTGGCTGCGGTGTAGTCGTGCGTGAATGCTGGAGAATACTTTAGCGCCCTGCTCGATAAGAGCCTGGGCCGTACCAACCGGCATGTTGTTGTTTGCCTCGCCGATTTTTTCTTCTGCGGTGGTGACAACGCCTTTGGCTGCGTCAGTTAACCAGCCAAGTAAATTAAACAGTACACTGGATGGTTGATTAAACGGCATTGGCATCGCAATCTTGCGAACATCGTCAACACCAGGTGCTCCTTCAATTTCTACTACTTGCGTAGGTTCGATTCGATCGCTTTGGCCACCAATTCGTCCACCCTTGAGCTTAAGTAGCGTTTGGGAATTGTTAATATGCGCCGCGTCAAGGAGAGCACGTAGAGCACCAGTGAGAGCAGCGCTAAGGCCGCCAATAAGATGGGGAAGACCAATAGCATAAGCGCCACGCCAAGGGATAAATTTAAACTCGACATACCAGTCCAGTTTTTCAAACTTCTCATCATTTGCTTCCCAGTTACGATACAGACCCAAGACTTTACTTGTGGTCTCATCAATCATTAAAATGTAAGGGGCGCGTTGTCCCTTAGTTTTGTCGTCTTCATCCAAGCGCATGAAGCAGGTAATCTCGTAAACACGACGTAATCCGTCAATGTTTTTCGATGGCATGTCCTTGCCCTCGATCTTGTTGTTTGCCTTTTCAGATTGTGTCTGATCATTTAGCGGAGCGTCGGAGGTATACTCACTATCGATGTCGATGTAGATACCAGCCTCAACGCGCTGCAAGAATGTGTCTTCGGTGATGTCTTGTACTTCGGTTACACGTTGCGCGGTGTAAAAATTGGTGGACGAGTATGGTAACAAGATGTTATCAATTGCAACCCACTCGCAGATTGGACGCTTTTGTTCTTCGTCCCAGCGCCACTTAAGGAACTGTGAGCCACCTAACGGCAACTGAGTGAGCAACTGCTCCATTTCGTCGCGATACTCGGGTACCTGCTCGGTTAACTGCCAGTTAAGGAAGTTAACCTTACGATCTGCTGTCTCTTCTTTTACGCGATCTGCTTCGCCCTTGATGTTAGACTTAACTAAGCCATCGGGTGGAAGTAATTCCTTAGCCGTTGACGCAGCGAAGTCAACGCAGGCCTCTGCCATAACTGGGTGCACCACCTTGGAAGCACCGTCAAACGTCGCCCCTCCAGGTGCATCTTTTCCAAGCCCAGTTCTACGCAATCCT